CGTGCATCTCCTTGAGAGTAACCAGTATGTCTCTCTCTCGAGAGACACACTGGTCTCTCCTCAGTCGGTCATGATTCCGACACCTCTAGATGTATCCAGAGGCCCCAACTAGGCACGACCCAAACCCCCTATTCCGGGGGAAGAAAGGAGGTTAGACCGCTGAGCCTAGCCCTAATTTGGTGCGGACGATTAGGGGACGTCCAGAACGATCGAGGTGGTCCTTGTTGGCGAAAGGCAAATCGCCACGTTTTAAGAACCACTTCATCAAGGCATCAACACCGTCGAGTGGGGACACAGGCGGTGAAGAGACTACTCGAGCACCCCAGACAAGGGGCTTGAATAGTCTTGGGCAATCTCGATCCGTATCATACCCCAGGAACGAGACCTTGCCTAAGATAGGAGAAGATGGAAGAACAGCTGGAAAAGGAATGATCCCCTCCAACAGCCCATCCATAAATCTCGCCGTGTTCCATAATCCGCGCATATAGCACTGATTACGGAACGAAACAGCAGAGATTATCTCCTGATCGTCCTTCCGTTGTGAAGGGAGTAATTGTCTGAGGCGGACGACTGAAACGTCACAACCGTCATAATACTCCTTTCCGCAAGACTCTCTGAATTTGCCAAACCAGAAAGACTTACCAGTGTTAACTACATACCCAAAAGTATGTAGTACACTGACAACGGATTCGGCGAACTCTTTAGGGACAATGATATCATCCCCAAAGATACGCACGCGCCTGCGAAGACGTTTTACGTCCTCGTAGGTCAAGCGTCTGTTGAGCACGTTTTCTATCCCAACGAAGACCAACACTGAGAAAATCAGTGCTTCGATGGGAAAGGTAAGTGCTGAACCCATAGACGCGAACTTGGACAAGCGGATGACTTTGTCAATCCCATGCCCACGTACTTCAGCCTTCCGACTCCTGGTTGCATCGACGGCCGCACGGATGTGCGGAAATCGAGAAAAGAGGAGTCGTACATGCTGATTGGAAACACGATCGGATGCTTCACTCAAATCGAGAGTAGCGAGATCCGCAAAAGCAGATCCCTGACGAGCAAGATGTTGATTAACATCTTGATCGTCGAAACCGATGATGCCTGGACGGGAGTCATTCCTTCCAGTGAGCTTATCACTCACAATGGCATCCACGAGCAACTCTGCGATACCCTGCTGCACATATTGCATGGCAGTGGGTTCGACAGCTATTACTCGCGGTGTTTTCAGCGTCTTAGGCACAAGAACAACCCTAACAGGTCGTTCAGCGCCGGGTTCGACGAGATTCGATCGCGTGGCATCATAAAGACGCCAGTTCGCAAACAAGAATTCCCCTTCGGGGAAAACTTCATGCAAACGCCTGGGCCACTCAGACTGACGGTACTTCTTATTACCAGTCAGACCATCTGCGGTGACACCAGGACCGTGCTTCGGGACGGTTTCACCTTCATAGATCTTCCGATCTACAATGGAGAAAACATCGTTCCAAAGGATAGCGGCAACTCTAGAAAACTGAGCCCTTTCGGGTTCAGGTAACTGAGCATCCGTTCTCCGAATCTCGTTCTCACACTCGAGGTACTTCACTAATGCATCTCTCTCACGCTTTGGCGTGCATGGGAGATTTACCTTGCTAAACAACAGAGCAATCTGTCGAATAGCAAATAGAGCATCAGTACTAGGTACATCGAGCAACAGCCCGCTCTTCCGGTCGAAGATTAGACCGAGGAAACCTCCTAAAAATAGGGGGAGACCTCCTCTATTGTGACGAAAGCCACAAAAGAGTTGAGAGTCTACCTTCCCTTGTTCCAG